ATGTTGAAGAGAATAATCATGGAGAAAGGACTTGTACAAGAGGGTACTCTTTATGACTCAGTGCGAATCAATGCCAAGATATCAGGTGCATGGGGTAAGCTAGAGATTCAAATCATAGCCATGTATTACTTTATCTTTCTAAACAATGGTGCGTTTCTTTGGAATGGGGGAGTCATCCCTCCGTATGATATAGTAGCAGAGTTTACTGATAGAATGAACTCAACAGGATTGACTGCTGAGATATATGGGCAGTACACTGAATGGTTAACTAAAAACTATCCTATGTTGGAGGTAGTTCCTATCCTTGAGAATCAGCAAAAAATAACATACACATTCATGCCTGTTGACCCTCCTGCTGATTTCACACCTGGCTTTCCATTAGAGGTCTAGTTCTTTTTTCATTGACAGGATATTAAACACATAGATTAGAGGCAGGGCTCCTACCTTTTCACTCTTTGTAATATCCCCTTTGGTAAGCCCGTAGATAGTCTGCTCCCATGACCATTTAGCCTGTCTCTTTTCTTTCTCGATTTCTTTTATCTCTTCGGGATCTAATTCTCTGCGTTCCTCATCACTGAGTTCCTCATCGAGTTCACCACTAAACAGGTTCTCATAGTTCTTTAGAAATGTATCCCTGTACTTTATAAATTCATGCAGGATACCATACACATCAGTGATAGGTAGGTCAAGGAATTTCTCAGCTCTAATGGTGCAATCAAATTCATAAGGCTCAAGCACTTCATCACCCCATTCATTCACTCTAGTTTGCCGGTAGCAGATAGCACAAATGTTAGCCATGTTCCCAATGTAATCATTGACAAAATAATAGTCAAGGTCAATGAACTCATAGAGGGTAAGCTTGTTGAATGGTTTGAACTTCATGCCTAGCACCTCGTGCTTGTACATCTTGGATGGCTCAGATAGGCACCACTTATTTTGTTGGATAAGTTCTTTCATCTCATCCACATCAAGGTCCTCAATAACATCGATAGGTTCATCGGCTAAAATAGAAAGAGCCTCACTATTGTAATAGTAGGCTCCCTGGTCTTTGTCTATCTTGTTAAACTCAATGTACTGCTCAAGCGTTACTTGGCTCCACTGCTTGGGTAGCTGTATCATTATTTACTTGTTTAGCAATTTTCTCAGCAATAAAAATAAGGTAAGGCATGGCAATACTTGCATTCAATTTGCGTATGAGTTTAGCCTTTTGCTTGATGTGTGCATCAGCATAGTGTTCAGCAGGTGTAAGGTCCTCTCGTTTAAACATCACAGCTAACATCTCAGAGATATATCCTTTCTCTTTATGCAGTGCAATCTTTTCAATTAGCTTAGTGTCACGTACAGTTAACCTCATTTGTGCTTTGTACATGTATCCCTCAAGCTCAAGTTCTTCGATTGTTGGGTACTCTTTCTGCTCAAGAGTGTTGAATGCCTTAACGAACTGCACAAAGTCAGCCACATCATGATCCCAAAACTCAGACTCAGGTATTCCAAGGTAAGCGAATACTTTAAGGTGCTTGTCAATGGGGTCAAGTTCCTGATTGTTATTGATATCAGTGATAGATTCAAACTGCTCAATAGTCAGCTCATCTAGTTGGTTGGGAATTTCCCTGTTTAAGATAGTTATCATGTTTTAATTTTTGAACAAATATAGGATTTTTTTAATATAGGTAGATGGCAAAAAAGAATATCCCTACCTATCAAATCACTATTGACCCTGCCTATGCAGAAAATGGTGAGGACCTTGGCATTGAGCAGATAGCATTTACTGCTACTCCTGCAATCAAAGTTAAGGGGATGGCATTCAGTTCCCAGGCTAAACCTTTATTCTTTTCGGATGAGTTAAAATACCGTATCACTGCACCTGCTTTGATACCTATGGAAATTTATCGCTTTGATGAAGATAGCAAGGAAGAGTACAATGTCAAGTTTACTAAGGAAGAGATTGAGCTAATCCATGGTAAGTTCATGAAGCAAATGGTCAATAGAGATTTATTTAATCTTGAGCATGACCAATCTAAGACTGTACCTGCCTATGTCCTTGAGGCTTGGATAGTGGACACACCACTGGAGGACAAAGCCTATTCATCATTTGGTATTGAAGTACCGGAGGGTACTCTTATGGTTACTGCTCAGGTAACAGATAAAGAATACTATGCAGAACTAGTTAGCCAAGAGCAGATTGGTTTCAGCATTGAGGGATACCTTGGGATGAAGCTTAAAGAGCAAACAAAAACCAATATACAAATGAACAAGTTACCTGATGGAGAGCATCTAATCGATGGTAAAATCTATGTCGTAGTTGACGGAGAGATTACTGAGATTCGTGATGCCGAAATAGTGGAGGCTTCTGAGGAAGTAGCCCTAGAAGATACTGTCGTTGAAGAGACAGTAACAGAAGAAATTCCTGCAGAGGAAGAGACAATGGCGGTTGACCCTGTAGTTGATGCAGAGGCAATCTTAGAAATTGTTAAGCCTCACATGGATGAGCAATTAAATACTGTACTTGCTATGATAGCTGAACTTAAGAATCAACTTGAGGAAGTTCTATCTAAGGAAGTAGAGGAAGAAGAGGTGGTGAGTGAGGCTGTGGCCATGAGTGCACAGCAAAGATTTAGTATAGTAAACAAATTCATAAACAAATAAAACCATGCGTAAATTAAAATTTGATCTTCAAATAGATCCTACAGCTTTATTAGCTGCTAACCCAGAGGCATTCTATTCAAAGGCATATTTGTCTGAGGATACTGCTGATAACTACCGAGCTCTTCCAGGAGTAAAGTACAAAACTAAATTAGCTTCTGTTACTTTCGGTAACATCTTACAAGCTTCATCTTGTGCATTCACTGCACCAACTGATGACCTAGATGCTAAAGAAATTGACGTTTGTGCACTTTCAGCTATGGCTCAAATTTGTCAATTTGACTTAGAGCAATCTTTCCTTTCTTTGCAAATGTCAAAAGGTTCAAACGGAGATTTCTCTGTTGCATCTTTCATGTCTTTCTATTGGTCAGAAATGGCTAACAAAATCAACGGAGATATCGAGATGATCCGTTGGAAAGGTGACACAGGTTCTGCTAATCCTACACTTGCTTTGTGTGATGGTTACCAAAAATTGTTAGGATTAGATCCTGCAGTTGTTAATGGTGGTACAGGTGTGATTGCTAACTTTGCTGCTCTTGAGGCTGCATTGTCTGCTGCTTTCGCTTTACTTCCTGCAACTATTGCAACAAGAACTGCTGACCTTCGTATCTACATGCCTACTCAATTGGTTAACATGTACCGATTAGGAGTAGCTTCAGGCAACACTCAAGCATACATCACTCAAGATTTAGCGTTGACTTTCTTAGGTATCAAAATCGTAGTTTGTCCAGGTATGTCAAACAACACTTTTGTTATCACATTGAAAGATAACCTTATCTACGCATTCGATGCTGAGGGTGATAGCTCTGACCTACGTGCTGTTAACTTAGCTGATACTGTAGCTGAGCCTTACATCCGTACTCGTGCTAACATGAAAGTTGGTTTCAACTATGTTAACCCTACAGAGATCGTATTCTACGCATAATAATTAATCATGAGCCCTCTACCAAGGGGGCTCTTTAATACTTTTTAAACATGTCTTGTCAAGCATTAGAAGCAATCTTAAAATCATGCGACAATAACAGTGGAGGTATTTATGGTATATGGATTAATCAACAAGATGAGATAGCCTCTATCACTCCTGCAGACCCATCAGCGGGTTCAGGATGGACAATCACAGCTATCACTCTTCAGACTCCTGCTGTACTATTTGAAAACTTCTACGTTCGTCGTAACACATCTAACTTCACTGAAGAGTCAAGCATTGACTTAGTGAATGGTAGTTCATACGTAACTCAGACTATTAACTTAATGTTCCACAGACGTGAAGCTGATAAGTCTCGTGCTATTAAAATCCTAGGTGCAGGTCAGCAATACTTGACTGCTATCGTATTGGATGCAAATGGTAAGTTTTGGTACTTCCCTTATATGCAGGTATCTGCTACAGGTGAAGGTTCAGGAACTACCCGTGCTGATGGTTCTAA